GGAAACGTCAGAGTGATTGCTCTACAGGATGTTGACTTTGCAGTTAAGCAGCCTGGTGCGTTCTGCTACGGAACATAAAACATGAAGGTTAAAATCCTCCGTGATGTAATGGTAGCTGGAGTCCGACAGGACTCTGGCACCACCATTGACCTTGACGATCATGTTGCTCAATTATTAGTAGGCCAAAGACAGGCTGAAGAATATGTTGAGCCTGTTTCAAAAAAAGCTGTTAAGAAACCTGTAACAGCAAAGCCTAAAGAGACTCCTGCTCCAAAGGCTGATATTGCTCCTACTCCTCCTGCATCCGCAGCGAAATAAAATGGCTGTTATTCAACAGAATTTAGAAAAGCTGAGTGTTTTTGCTGGTGTACCTACTCCAGCAGCAAACGTGACTGCTACTCAAACATCAGGTGCTTTAGATCTCCTTACATACGATGGAGATGTTGTCTTGATCTTAGATTGTTCTGCTAGTGGCGGTTCTAGCCCTACGTTGGACATTAAAGTTCAAGATTGTGCTACTTCTGGTGGCTCTTATGCAGATGTTTCTGGTGCTGCTTTTACGCAGGTAACTACTTCTGCTTCATTGCAAACACTTGCTCTTAACAAAGACGAGTGCAAGCGTTACATCAAGATTGTTCAAACTCTTGGTGGTTCTTCTCAGACCTATCGTTACAGCATCAACTTAGTTGGTCTTAAAAAGTACGGTTAAGTTCCTTAGCCCCTTAATTGGGGCTTTTTTTTTATGCCATTTACTGAAGATTTAAACGTATTTTTTTCTGATTTTGATGATGCTGTTGTTTATGACAGTGTCACTTATAAAGGTATTTTGGAGCAGCCTGACGAGATAGTTGCTGATGGTGTCGTGATGACCACCGACTATATGTTGACTGCTAAAACAACTGATTTAGGAGCGTTAATTTTTGATGCTGCTTTAACAGTTAATGGAGATTCTTATAAAGTTCGTAGTACAAGAAAAATAGATGATGGAAGTCTTTGTGTTCTTTCTTTAATGAAGGTATAAATCATGGCAAGCAAAAGAGAACAAATTCTTGCGGCACTGAAGACAACTTTGGCTGGTACAACTGGTGTCTCAACTCGTATCTACAGATCAAGAGCGGAGCCTACCACTAGAGGTGAATCTCCAGCTTTGGTTTTAGAATGGAGTAATGATCAGCCTCAAATCAGAGGAACGACAGGTCATATTGATTGGACTTTAAGGTTTAGAGTTGTTGTTATTTCTAGAGGTACAGTTCCAGATAATTTGGCAGATGCAACGGTTGAAAGTTTACATTCCAAGTTATTAGCTGATCCTACGGTTGGTGGTTTAGCAATAGATGTACGTCCATCAACTACAACATTTGAGTTAATAGAGGCAGATCAGCCAGCAGGACTAATTATGTGCGAATTTGAAGTTGATTACAGAACTACTTATGGAAGTCTTTCTTGACCCCTAACAAGGCATATTGTTTATGATAATAATTGAAATTCTTGGGAGAGGGCAGGAAATCATTCCTTGTTCCTGCTCCAATTCCAATCAAGGTAATTACAAATGGCCTTATTAACACGCAAACGAGTCATTGCTGTTCTAAAGGAAAGCACTGCTGGAACTTACAACGCTCCACTAGCCGCTAACTGTCTTCTTGTTCGTGACTTAAATATCACTCCACAGCAGAGTGATGTAGTAAGTCGTGATCTTGTTAGACCTTACTTTGGAGCCAGTGAGCAGTTACAAGCAAACACTAGGGTTGAATGTACTTTTTCTGTTGAAATGGCAGGGATTGGACAGAACGCTGCTGGTAACGAAGATGCTGATAACGCTCCTAACTTTGGTGAGTGTCTTGAAGCTTGTGGATTCACTGCGGAGACATCAGACGATGCAAAACGTCTTTACACTCCTAACTCTCTTGACTCCACAACAGTCAGTATTCTCTACAACATAGATGGTGTCCAGCACACGGTAAAAGGGGCAAAAGGGACGTTTTCAGTTTCCTGTTCTGTAGGAGAAATTCCTACTTTTGATTTCACTTTTACTGGAGTGTATATAGCTCCTGCTGACGCAACTGCATTAACTCCTGCTTATCAGAAGCAAGCATCTCCATTGCTCTTTAACAACACCAACACTGGTACGTTCAAGATCTTTGGCGAGACAGGACTCCAGATGAGTAACTTCTCATTGGATATTGGTAATGAAGTTATCTACCGTGAATTGGTTGGTGGTAGTCCTGAAGTAATGATCACAAACAGAAATGTTAGTGGATCAGTAACTGTTGAGGCTGTCAACCTAGCCAGTGGTGGTAGTCAGCAATGGAACCCATTTGCTGCTGCACTTGCAGATGGAACTTTGGGTGAGATTAGTTTTACTCATGGAACTGCTGCACTTAACAAGGTCACAATCCAGTCAGGTATTGTAACCAGTCAGACAACGAAGAATCGTGTTGACTTGGGTTCTATCGGTTACTCCGAAGAAGACGGAATTGCGATGTGGGATTGCCCTTACACAATGATTCCTTCTACAAGTGGTAATGATGAGCTTTCAATCATCTTTGAATAGTTAAATCTTCACTTTGTAGTACTGGGGGGTTTATACCCCCCTTTTTTTGAGCTATGGTAATTGGGAATATCATTATTTTTTATGGCATTTATCCGTAGAAAGTCAAAAGCCTATCCTTGGCCTGTTGAAATCAAACGTCCTTCTGAAACAAATGCAGGAGAATTTGAGACAGATACGTTTACTGTTAAATTCAAAAGATTAGCCAAGAAAGAATTAGAGGCTTTTGGAAAAGCAGACGAAGATAAAGCATTGGAAAAAATTATTGTAGGTTGGAGTGACATTACGGAAGAAGATGGAACTGAGATCCCCTTCACTAAAACTAATTTAAAAGACTTTTCAGAAGATGTTGATTTTGTAGCTGGTGTTGTCGAAGCATTCCAGAAATTTTATTCCACAGGTAAGGAGGGAAACTAAAAGAGGCCGCTATTTACTGGGCTTCTGGCGGCAAAGAAGTAATAGATATGACTCAAGAAGACGCAAAAGCGTTTGGTATTGAGATTCCTAAAAGCCCAGAAAAGAAAGATGAATTTGAGGTTTGGGATTGCAATTGGGAGACTGTTATGGTCTTCTTAAAGATGCAAACTCAGTGGACTGTCTCAATGGCTGGGTACGTCGGATTAAAATATGAAGTATTATTAGTAGCTGGAGGTCTATTTGACCTCTACAATATAGAAGACCGCATTGACGTATTAGAAGGACTTCAAACTATGGAAGTAGCGGCATTAAAAGAGTTTAGTAAGAAGGAGTCTAAATAATGGCTGCAAGAGATAGTGTTGCACAACTGATTATTGATTTAAAGACCCAAGGTCTAGGTGATATTCAGTTCTTAAAAAAGGAATTAAAACAGGTTAGTTCGCAGTCAAAAATATCTGAAAAAAGTATTGAAGGGTTACAGAAAGAGATAAGCAAGTTTGGTGCAGCGACAAAAAATAGTGTAGAAGGAATAAAAGGACAAGTTAGTGCGTTTCAAAAACTAAGGGCGCAGTCTGATTTTCAAGGAAGAGCATATAAAAGTTTAACGAAAGACATTGTTTCCCTAAATCGAGAATTAAAAAATCGTCTTAATATTGAAAAAGAATTAGATGCAGGTGGTTCTTTAAGGCGTGGTAGGCGTAGTCCTGGTGCTGGAGATAGAGGTTTATTAGATTCAAAACTTGATAAGAATTGGGGTGCTGGTACTTCTGAACAATTCTCTAGTCGAATGGCTTCTTTACAAGCTTTGCTTGTAACAAGGACTTTTGAAAATATTACTGATCAACAGAAAAAATTTTTAACTGAGTTTCGTCCTTCTAAAGACGGTACTTACAGCAGGGGCGACTTAGCAGGAAGTTCGCAGGCGTTCAAGAAGATGATAGAGGAGTCCAATGTTCAATTTTTAAAAGGTGAAGCAAAATATGGTTTAGGAAAAGGTAGCCATACATTTCAGCAAAAAGATCTTTTACAGCAAGGCAAATTAAATAAAGTACAAAGAGAAGCATTAAATATTCAAAAAGATTTAGATATAAAGTCAAAAGCATATGTAGAAGTATTGGCAAAAATAAATGCTGAAGAGGGAGTTCAGACACGAATACTTTCTGCTCAAGATGCTGTCGCCAAAAATCAAGTAGCAAATATCAGAGCTAGAACTATAGCTAGAGATGATCAAATATCTCAGCAACAATCTAAGGCTAGATCATATTTATATCAACAAGAAAAAGCTCTTACTGGTGGTATTTCAAGCACTGCTCAAGGAACAGGGACTTATTTCGGGCGTAAAGGTACTGGCCCAGCGACAAGGGAATTTCAATCAAAGATGAAAGGGGCGCAATTATTTCAAACAATAGTTGGGGGGATGGTTCCTCAGTGGCGTAGTCCAACAATGAAGGCCATGATGGCAGAGCAAGCAGATCAAAAAAGGCCGTATTTTAAAGGTACTCAATTAGATAAAACAGATATTTCTGCAAAGTTTCCTCCTTTCGGGAAATGGTCTGAAGGTAAAAATATTCTTCCAGGAAATTTAGCGCAAATAATTAGAGGCGGTATGGGTGAGCCTATTTTAAGTAGAAAAGATCCAATGGGATTAGGCAAGGATTTGGCCTATCCAAAAACAGATACAGGTTTTGCCGCAGAATTAAATAATTTAAATGAACTCCTCCCTAATTTAAAAAGAGGTTCTAAGGAATGGGTAGATACAACTTTAAAAATAGATAAAAAACAGGAAGAGTTAGCTGAAACAATAAAAAAAGGTAATGAAGCTTTAAAGGAAAGAAAACAAGCAATAGCTGAAGCGGTTAATCCAAAAGTTAATCAAAAATTGCTTCCTCCTGGAAAGCCGACTTTAGAAGAAGCAATGGGAGGAGTAAAAGGGCAAAAATTTGATTCAAAAAAAATATCAAAAGGAATGAAAAATACTTCTAAGTCAGTTGATGACTTAAGAAGATCAATTCTTAAAAAGACTTCTGCTTCTAATAAAAGTATTAATAAATTAAATGAGCAACGAAATTCACTTGATAAGTTAAGAAATAGTGTTGCCCCAAATAGTTCTGCATTTAAACAGTTAACACAAGATATTGATCGGACTAATCGATCTTTAAGTAAATTGCAAGGAAACAGCAAAGGCTTTGGCAAAAAAGGACTTTTAGGCTTTGGACAATCAGTTTTAGGTGGTGCTTATTTTGGAGGGCCAGGTGGTGCTTTAGGTGCTGGAATTGGTCAAATGTTTGGAGGGCAATCTGGTGCAGCAACTGGAGGTTTAATTGGAGCGCAGGTTGCTCGCCCTGTCACCGAATTTATTGGTGGTTCTACTGACTATGCGGCTCAATATTCAAAAGCAGAGTTAACTTTACAGCAAATCACAAAAGATGCTGGCTCTTATGGAGTCGCTATGGATGCTGTCAAAACAGCAGTAGAAGACTTCAATGTTCCGCAAGAAGTAGCGATAAGAGGAATGACAAGATTAAGTGCTGCTGTTTTAGGTTCGGGTGGAAATATAAATAACGCAGCAGAAGCTTTCTTGAATACGACTGCTGCAATCAAGGGTACTGCTGGTAGTGCAGATGATGTGAAATCGGCAATAACAGCGATGGTTCAAATCTATTCCAAGGGAAAAGTCAGTGCTGAAGAGCTTTCTGGGCAGCTCGGCGAGAGATTTCCAGGAGCTGTCGTTAAGTTTGCCGAGGCTAATAATATATCGGCTCAATCTTTGCAAAAGAATTTAAAAGATGGAACAGTTGGGTTAGATATGTTGAGTAAATTTATTGAAAGTTTAGGAAGTGAATATATTCCGTTAGCCAAAAAGATTGCTGCTTCTAATGAAGAGGCAGGAGCAAGATCAAGAATTGCAATGAATAAGTTAAGAATTGCAGTTGGAGATGAATTAATTCCTATTGGTAAAGAGTTTCAAGAAGTGACTGCGGAATTATTAATTGATTTGATTCCTGCTTTAACGAAACTTGCAGAGATTGGAAGTTCAACTTTCTCAGTTT